TAATGATTGGCCTGTTAAACCATCATAGGAACTAGATATGGCGAGTTTTGATAACAATTTACGATTAGAAGAAATAACTACAGGTGCTGCCTCTGGTACGTGGGGCACGAAGACTAATACTAACTTGTCCCTAATTGCTAAAGCTTTGGGGTATGCTACTGAAGCATCTTTTGGTTCTGATGCAGACGCAACCACCACCGTAGCTAATGCGACAGATGATCCAGCCAGAGCTATGTACTTTAAGGTAACTAGTAGTGCTAGTCTAACAGCAACCAGAACTCTAACAATATTACCATTCACGATATCTAGGGTTATGTTTATAGAGAACGCTACCTCTGGGTCTCAGTCAATCACCATCAAGCAAGGGTCTGGTGCTACTGTTACTATAGCCACAGGAAAAACCAAGGTAGTTTACTTAGACGGTGCAGGTAGTGGGGCCGCTGTCGTTGATGCGTTAGCTCTATTGGAAAACTTCATAGCCACTGGCACAGCAGGTTCACTCACTCAATTAAACATTACAAGTCAAGGTGACCTTCGCTTGGAGGATTCGTCTGGTGGAGAGTACGCAGCGATACAAGCTGCTGGTACAACAACTACTTATACTATCACCCTACCCGCAGCAAAAGGCACAAGTGGGCAGGTGCTTACTCTGTCAGATGGAAACGGTGCGACATCTTGGAGTGATGCAGGTACAACTTCAACTATAGCTAATGGAGCAGTTACCGCAGATAAGTTAGCTACCGATGCAGTAACCACGATCAAAATAAAAGACTCAACTGGGTCAAGTGATGGAGTTACTACAGCAAAGATAGCTGACGATGCCGTGACTCTAGCTAAAATGGCTCCCGGCACTGATGGGAACATTATTAGTTACGATGCTAATGGAGATCCGGTGGCTGTTGCAACGGGAAGTGCGGGACAGGTTTTAACTTCTGCCGGGGCAGGTAGCCCACCTACTTTTGCAACACCAGCAGCAACGACAGTGCCTTATACCGATTGGGCCATTATAACAGCAAGTGATAACCCTCACACAGCAACTAGTAAAGATCAGCTAATTATTAATAGTGCTTCTGCGTTTACCCTTACACTTCCAGCAAGTCCCAGTGACAACGATACAGTTGTGTTAAGTAACGCAGGGGCTGGCACAGTGACTGTAGGACGGAATGGCTCTAATATTGATTCTTTAGCAGAAGACGGAACGCTTAATTCTGGAGCTTCTGTTCAATTAGTATATGCTGGTTCAACGATTGGATGGCACTCATTATAGGAAACGATTATGCCTGTTTTAGGAACGCAAGTTATAAAATCAATACAACGTGGTAATGTTACTTTAAGCTCTGGAGGCACTACTTCTGTGACAATAACCGCAGTAGATATAAGTAAATCAATGTTGAATCTCAGCACTGCAAGTGGATCTAGGGGAGGCAAAGCAAACAACATTACAAACGATTATACTTCTTATGGCGCAGCCGTTGTAGCTGGAGGAAATTTAGATAGCTCTACCAGTATATTCATACGTGCTGGCACTGGGCTTGGCTCTTCTTCTTCAGTTGCCGCAGATTGTAGAGCTTATTGGGAGGTAATAGAGTATGCCTAAAATATATGCAAATCTTAATAGCGACAATATATGTGAAGCAATCATTGAATATCAAACGCCACTGGACAGCCCACCTTCTAGCTATAAGGAAATAGACACACATGATGCTACCTTAATAGGCAAAAAGTGGAACGGCTCGTCTTGGGAAGAAGTTAGCTAATGAACGAGTTAGAAGCTCACGAAAGAGAGTGTGCGGTGCGGTATAAGAATATCGAAGAACGCCTTGACCGTGGCACAGAGCGTATGAACCGTATAGAGATGAGTGTCTATGCGTTATATCCTTTTCTGGTTGGACTTCTCATAGCCAGTAAATTCTTGGGGTAGCTCCTCATGTTCGCTGAACTCGCAGCGATTACTTCAGCAATATCTGCGATAAACAATACGATTGCAACCTTTAAAGAGGGCAAGGCTAATGCTCAAGATGCTGCTGCACTCTTAGGAAAGTTTAGTAACACTGCCCAAAAACTAGATGATTGGGAAAGAAAAAAGAAACTTAAACGCCCTTTAACTCCTAAAGAGGCGATGGATCTCTCTATAAAACGTAGAGAAATCAAGGCTGTAGAGAATAAAATTAAAGACCATCTAATGATGATGGGCATGTCAGATGTCTGGAGAGATGCAGAGCGCATAAGGAAACAGTCAGAAAAAGACCATCAACAATATCTAAAAGATATCCACAAGAAACGTAAAGAAAGACAACAAAGAATGAAAGATCGTTTTGCTGTTCTTTTTATTGTTTGTTCTATAGCCTTTGTAGGTTGGTCAGGTTGGTACGTGTATGAAGCCATACAAGATGCAAGATTAGATTCTGCAAAACAAAGACTGGAGAAAGCCAAAGAAAGACAGCGCAATCTCAGAAAATGCGGTAGATACAAATGCTGATGGCGTTTCTTTTAGTTGTTGTTGTAGAAGGAGAGAATGTATCGGATAATAGGATGCTGTTTAAAGACATATATCGGTGTAATATATTTGCAACCGCTATTGAACAAGGTAAATGGAGTCCAAATGATAGGACTTACTACAGGCAACAAAATGTAACTGCTTACTGTGTACCTAAAATGGTTGGTGCTAATACTAAATTATTTGAGTAGGAGATAACATGAGCGCAATACTTAGTTCCCTCGTTGGCCCTGTCACTGGGCTACTTGATAAATTTATTGAAGATAAAGACCAGAAAAACGCCCTCGCCCACGAAATAGCAACTATGTCAGAGCGACATGCACAAGAACTTGCAAAAGGTCAACTAGAAGTCAACAAGGTAGAAGCGGCAAGTAAGAGCATGTTCGTTGCTGGATGGAGACCTGCCGTGGGATGGACATGCTGTGTTGCCTTGCTCTCAAACTACATACTCATACCTATGGCTAACTTTGGTTTGTTACTAGCCGAAATGGGAGTAGAAGTTCCTAGTCTTGATATGTCAGCCATGATGCCCGTATTGCTTGGTATGCTTGGACTCGGTGCTATGAGAACTGTAGAAAAAACGCAAAAAGTAAGTAGAGAAAAGTGATGAAAAGAGCAAAAAGCAGAATTAAAAAGGTAATCAAAGGTTTAGATAAAGCATCTAAGACGCACAAGACTCAAGCTAATTCTCTTAGAGCAGCAATAAAATCTAAGAAACCTAAAAAGAAATGAATAAAAAGCTAGAGCCGGGATCTGAGTATAATAAATACGATGCTGATGGCGATGGTGTAGTGACAGATGCGGAACTCGCTACCACAGAAAGGTTACAAGCACTTGAGATTGCTAATGAAAAAGCTGACGCTCAAAAGAACATGTGTTGGTTTGCTTTGTTTGGCATGTTGCTGTACCCCTCTGGTATTGTAATTACATCGTTTCTAAAGTTAGACCAAGCAGCTTCTATACTAGGAGACATAGCCTCCGTATATTTTATATCCGTGTCTGGCTTGATTGCGGCTTTCTTTGGGTTTCAGAGTTGGAACGGTAAGAAGTAATGGAAATAGCAATAGTATTTATAATCGGTTATTTAATTGGTAAGTACGCATGACGGTAGATGTTAAGAAGTTATACCAAGAGATAGCCAGTGATGAGGGTAAGGTACTTCATGCGTATCTCTGCACCGAGGGGCACCCTACCATAGGTATAGGCCATAAGATTCTTCATACTGATCCAGAGGCTGCCTTACCTGTTAGAAACGCTTATGATAGTGCGCCAAAAGAAGATAGTATTACAGAGCACAGGTGTTACGAGTTATTTCAAGAAGATGTGCAACTTGCCATAGACGGATGCCGAAGAATATATTCTAATTGGGAGGAGCTACCTCAAGAAGCTCAACATGTACTTGTAAACATGTGCTTTCAGATGGGGCCAACTGGACTCAGTAAATTCAAACACATGAACCAAGCGGTAGAGGATCAGGCTTGGGGGCAAGTAGCTTTAGAGATGGATGACAGCAGATGGAGTAGGCAAACCCCAGAAAGAAGCAAGCGTTTAAGAATACGTATGCTTGAATTAGCGGATGTGTAAATGACGATACAGAAGTTAGCTCTGGAACCCGGTGTCAACAGAGAGAAAACTAGTTACAGTAACGAAAACTCTTGGTTTGAATGCGACAAGGTACGTTTCAGACAAGGGTACGCTGAACGTATAGGTGGCTGGACTAGAATATCAGCAAACAGCTTTCTTGGTGTATGTAGGTCGCTTTTTAACTGGATTTCTCTAGCAGGTGCAAACTACTTAGGGGTAGGCACTAATCTTAAATTCTATATAGGACAGGGTGGCGCATACTATGATGTCACTCCGTTACGTTCTACTACCGCTGCAGGAGACGTTACTTTTGCCGCAAGCAACGGGTCTTCTACCCTCACTGTGTCTGATACAGACCATGGCGCGGCAGCAGGTGACTTTGTAGAGTTTTCTGGAGCGACTGCCTTGGGCGGGCTAATAACCGCTGATGTGCTCAACCAAGATTACGAGATAGCCACTGTAGTAGGGGCAAACAGCTACACTGTCACCGCTAAAGATACGTCAGGTAATACCGTGACGGCTAACTCAAGCGACTCTGGCAACGGTGGTGGGTCTACTGTAGGTAAATACCAAATATCTCCGGGGTCTGCCACTGCCATACCGCTAGTAGGCTGGTCAGGTGGTTCATGGGGTGCTGGCACATGGGGTAATGGTGAAGCATCGAACACTCAGATAAGACTATGGAGTCAGTCTGGGTTTGGTGAAGACCTTGTTTTTGCCCCTCGTGGTGGAGCCTTGTACTACTGGGATTCTTCTGCAGGTACGACAAATAGAGCCGTTTTGGTATCTAGTTTGGGAGGTGCGTCAGATGTACCTACTGTAGTTAACACTGTGCTTGTATCAGACGTAAGCCGTTTTGTATTTTGTTTTGGTGCTAACCCACTTGGGTCTTCCACACAAGATCCTATGTTAATTAGATGGTCTGACCAAGAAAGCCTCGTTCAATGGACCCCTGCAGCAACTAATCAAGCAGGTAGTTTACGTTTATCAAAAGGCAGTTCTATCATCACTGCTCAACAAGCACGACAAGAGGTGCTAGTGTGGACAGATTCTTCTCTATATAACCTGCAATATGTGGGTGCGCCTATCGTGTGGAGTTCACAGATTGTAGGTGAGAATATATCTATTGCTTCTCAAAACTCTGTTGCCTACGCTAACGGTGCTTCTTACTGGATGGGTAGGGACAAGTTCTATATATACGATGGTAGAACCAGACAGCTACGGTGCGATCTGAGACGGCACATATTTAATGACATTAATACAGAACAGATAGATCAAGTCTTTGCAGGTACGATAGAAGCCTTTCACGAGGTATGGTGGTTCTACTGTTCGTCAGGTAGTTCTACTGTAGATAAGTACGTGGTGTACAACTATCAACAGGATATATGGTATTACGGCACTTTGACCAGAACCGCATGGCTAGACTCAGGGTTACGTCAGTTTCCTTTGGCAGCTACTTACAACAACAATCTGGTCGAGCATGAAAACGGTGTCGATGATAACGAAACTGCCACTCCTACAGCTATCTCAGCCAACATATCCTCTGCCCAGTTTGACATTGATGACGGTGACAGGTTTGCGTTTGTTAGGCGTGTACTGCCTGATATTACGTTTGACGGGTCCACAGTGGACAATCCCACCGCCACACTAAGCCTTTCACCTTTTAATAACTCAGGCTCTGGTATCAACAGTCCTACGTCAGAGGGCGGCAGTAACAGTGGTTCAGTTACACGTACAGCCACCGCCCCTGTTGAGAAGTACACGGAACAGTTGCATATAAGAGTCAGGGGCAGACAAATGACATTTAAAGTAGAGTCCACAGCACAGGGCGTAATCTGGCAGTTAGGCTCTCCTAGAATAGATATTCGTGCAGACGGAAGACGATAATGACCATAGATACGACTGATTACAACATTACGTTTAGAGCACCTGCGCTACCGCTTCCCCCTTCGGAGTACGATCAGCGATATTTCGATGATATAAACAACGTACTCCGACTTTATTTTAATCAGCTAGACCAAGCCTTTCGTAGTGACAGGTTAGTGAGTCAAGCTGAAGCAAATGCGTGGTTTCTTAGTTAATGGCTAATACTTATGTCAATGCAAAGGTAGACCTGACTACCACTAATATAACCACGTTATACACCTGTGCGGCTTTGACCACGGGTATAGTAAAATCTATCTTAGTGTCGGAGGACTCTAACAATGCAGACACTATTACGCTGACCATAACAGATGCTTCTAGTGCAGTATTTAGTATATATAAGACCAAAGCTGTTGGCGCTAACGGTACGGTGGAACTACTTACTGCACCCCTTGTGGTACAGGCAGGTGAGATATTAAAGGTAACTGCAGCCACAGCTAACAGACTGCACGTTGTAGCAAGCATACTGGAGATAACGTAATGGCTAACGATATCCCCGGCAATCCTAATAACCCCAATAATTTCCCTATAATTCCCGGTAATACTTTAGAGCAAACAATGCCTGTATTTGGGGACTTAGCTTTGTTTCCTTCTATAAAAAAGATATATCAAAAATATTTTCCTAATTTGGATTTATCTTCAGGCGACTACAAAGAGTTTAATTTAGAGCGAGATAAACTACCCCCAGAAGAACAACAAGCCTTTATGACTGAGCTTCTAGCAGATCCTATGGTACAGGGAGCTATAAGTGCTCCTAAATCTACCGTTTCAGTTGGGCCAGACGCTCAAGTTTCAAGTATTGGGGGTTTAGCTCCAGACGAAATACCTCCAGAAGAAAGAACTCCAGAGAATAACTACGGGTGTCCAGTAGGTTATGTTCGTGATCCTGTAACGGATGCATGTGTGAGCGTAAGAGGAGAAGATCCTGCCGCAGATCCTATTCCGGGGGATAAGTATGACCCGTTAGGGCAGCAACCCGGTCCTTTTGAACAAGAAGATATAGATGCAGCAAAAGATAGACAGTCTGCTATTGATGACATAAGAAACGGTGAACTTGATCCTGATGGCATGTCTGACGAAGACCTTGCTGACATAGGATTAACTCGTGATCAAGCTGAAGAAATATACGGTGAACTTGATAGTTCTCCAGAAGAACCTTTGGGCGATCCAGACGGCTCATCAAGCAATCCTTACAGAGATAGATTATTAGAAAAGTCATACACTAAAGAAACGTGGGACAGAGTATCAAAAGATTTTGAAGACGGGAAAGATATTCTTGCGTGTGTAGATGGAGTTTGTCATCTAGTAAATAAGCGCACTCACGATATAAGAAATTATGACCAATTTATTACTACAGAGACAGGCACGTACGGAAAGACTCGTGTAATTTTTTCTCCCAAAACTGGTGTTGATATAGATGCACCAGAAGAAACAGATCCAACAAATCAGCAAGATAGTGAAGATGAAGGCGGGGGTGGTATAGATAGTGGTGGTGCCCCTGAAGGAGGTCCAGCAGATCGGGGGGGTCAACCCGGAGAAAAAGGTGGAGAAGGCGAACCTCGTCCTGATGGAACACCTCGTCCTGATGATGGAGGGCCGAGTCCTGATGGAGATGAAGAAACAAGTCCCGTGCCTACATTACCGGGGGGAGCACAAACACCTGATGATGAAGGAAACAGAAACCCGCCAGAAGAACCTATTTACACCGGAGATGAACCTTTAGGACCGAACGAAGTAGAAGTAGTTATATGGATTCCAGAAAACGAACGTACGCCAGAAAATATAGAGGCTTTTTGTGATGCGTACCCCGGCTTCTGTGAGGCTTGGGAAAAAACAACAGGGGAACCTTATGACGGTAGTCCTATGGCTACCAAACGCCCCATGACTGAAGAAGAGATTTTAGAAAGAGAAAGAGAAAAAGCTGAACAAGAGCAATCTGAAGAACAACCCGGAGGGCAGTCTGGCGGTCTTGGGTCGCCTTCTTCTAACGCACGTAATGCTTTTGATTGGCTTATAGAAACAGCGACAAGAGCAAGAGATGCAGCAGAAGCCGCAGATACAGATGCAGAACCAACAGATGCAGAACCAACAGATGCAGAACCAACAGATGCAGAACCAGAAGACTCAGATAGTGCTGACAGCGGTGATAGCGATACTGGCGACAGCGATGCTGATGACCAAAGCACCGAGGATGGTGGGGACGATGGTGACGATGGTGACGATGGTGACAGTGACGGTGATGACGGTGATGGCGATGCTGACGGTGATGCTGACGGAGAAGATGGTCAAGATGGTCAAGATGGCCCCGGAGAGGGTGAAAGCGACCAACCCGGAGACTCTGACGGAGAAGGCCCCGGTGAAGGCCCCGGTGAAGGCCCCGGTGAAGGCCCCGGAGAGGGAGACGGTGATGGAGATGACAGGGGCAGAGGCCAAGGTGGACAACGTATTATCCAAAGAAGACTCTCTACTTTAGAAGAAGATGATACAGAATTAGGAGAACTTGAATACTTTTACAACTGGGCTTCTATATTTGCCAACCCAGAACAAGCCAAACGCTATGCAACTGCAAGGCGTACAGTGACAGATTTATTACTAGATAGACTAGAGAAAAACAAAAAAAGTCTGGATAATATTGGTAGAGTTGCAAATAATATTGACCAAACACCACAAACAGGTATTTTAAGCCTTAACAGAAGGATAAGTTAATGTCGAATGTGACGGGCGAAATGGAAGGTAGCCTTCCTCTTGGCATAGCAGGTTTAGCTTACGGGTTATTCTCAGGTAATCGAGCTAATTATAACCGAGAGAATGCACCTCCAACAGGGTATCAAGGAGTGGTGCCTGATTATACTCTCGTTAGAGAAAATGTATTAGATACTTATGATCCTGATAGAGTTCCCGGCTCCAGAGGACAGCGTTATTTTTCTGATTTTGCTTTTGTACCCAGCGCATACACCGCGCCTACAGCTACAGGGCAGACGATCACCAGAAACGATCCTCAAATATCTGCGGTACGGCAAACATTGTTTGACCAAGCCAATGTTGGTCCCGATAGTTTAAGAGCACAGAACTACGCACGTATGGGTAAAGAAGCTCCTGATATAGGAGATAGAGGCCCAACGGGTATAGACTCTGTATTGCAGTTACCTACTTCTGACCAAATTAATTACAGCATGGCCCCTTCTGTGCCTAATGTTGAAGATTTAAATATAACTGATATGAGCCAACCGCAGTTTTTTGGTAATGGCGTGGTTTACGTTCCCGGTTACGGTGTTGTTAATTATTATGATGAAGCCTCACTTTTAAACTATCTTGCTTTTAGAGATGGTAATTTAGGCACAGGTGAAGAGAGTGGACAAGGTACAGAAGAGACGGATACTCAGGGAGGCCAAACGGATACAGGAGCAGAGGCGGGAGCACCGCCAGCAAGAGAAGATACGCCAGCAGAAGAAGAACCAACGCCTCCACCAGAAGAAGAAAGACCAGCAGACGCATACGGTAACGTAGCTGATTCAGAATCTCCCTTTAACTTTACAGACGCCCCTGCAGATCAGACTACTTATGCAAATAGAGACGAAATAAGAAACATAGCGATTGATGATGGTTCTGGGTTACGAAGAATAGCCGTGCCTTTTGGTCGATTAACCGATAATCAAAGAGAACAACTTATACGTTTGTCTGTAGAAGAACCTAATTTAGACGTAAGGGCTAGACAAACGTACGAACTCTTAAAAGGATTCTTTGGATTAAAGAACGCTCAAGCTCAAGGTGGCGTAACGTCCCTCATGGGGGGTGGGTATTTAAGTGGTTCTACCGATGGCATGGCAGACATGATAGATGCTTCCATAGACAACACACAACCAGCCGCTTTAAGTGATGGTGAATTTGTTATTCCTGCAGATGTCGTTAGTCACTTGGGTAATGGCAACTCTGATGCGGGTGCAAAGGAGCTATACGCTATGATGGCAGATATAAGAAAAGATAGAACTGGAACTACCCGACAAGGTAAACAGATAGACCCTAGTGATTACCTACCGAGAGGTATAGCGTAATGGACAAGAACTTTATAATAGAAGGCAAAGGATCAGGCCCACAAAAGAATAGAATGACGCAAAAGAGTGGTATTGCAACAAATATTACCCCTAGAGATCACATTGGCGCAGCTTTTGAACTACTCGATTCAGGCCGAATGAATGAAAGTCAAGCCTTGTCTTATGCTTTTGAACAATTAGATAAAGCTAAATCCCCCGAAGAATTAGAAATTTTAAAGAGACAAATAGAATCTAAAACCGCTATGTCGATAGGAATCCCAAAAGGATTTTACGATAAATTAGATAGTTATTCTGTAAAAGGTCAAGGCACAATGAACTTTCAAACTGGTGGTGTTGTTCCTATTGAGAGAACGGGTACGGAGTCTACTTTATCTCCTTACGTAGGTGATTATGTGGTAGATATGCTAGGTCGGGGTAGGGCTGCGGCTTCTCAACCTTACACTGCATATACTGGACCTCTCACGGCTGGTGCTAGTGACCTACAACAACAAGCGTTTACAGGTATATCGGGACTAACTACTCCCACTGATATGGGATCTTTCTCTATTACTGACGAAGGGTTTGACATGGGTTCTTACATGAACCCCTATATAAGCAGTGTGCTTAACCCACAAATAGAAGAGATTAATAGACAAGCAGCCATAGGAAGATTGGATGCAAATAAGCGATTAACAGGTGCAGGAGCTTTTGGCGGGTCTCGTCAAGCTGTTATGGATTCAGAGTTAGAACGTGCCAGACTAGATGAAATAGCCCAGCTTACAGGAAGAACTTACGCAGACGCATATGACAAGGGTATTGCACAGTTTAACAGAGAAAGAGACAGAGCCACTGACTACGGGTTTGATGTATTAGATGCACAACTAGGGGCAGGAGGCACACAAAGGGGTATTCTTGGAGAAGGTATCGCGGCTGACTACAAGCAGTTTATTGAAGAACGTGATTATCCCTTGAAGACCGCGCAATACATGCAGTCGCTACTACAAGAATTACCTTTAGATTCACAAACATACCAATACACAGCGGCTGATCCCGTTGATGCAGGTATAGCAGGTATAGGTGCAGGGATGGACCTTGTTGAGACTATAAGAGATATATTTGGACTTGGATAAAGAGGCGTAAGGATGAATAATCCATTTGGGGATTTTGCAGGAGGTATAAACGATTTATACAAAGCTTATAGATCCAATCCTGCGCCACTAAGAAATCAAGTAAAAAAACCTAATATACCTAACCGTCTATCGAGAGCCATTGCACTTGAAATGGTAGACAAAGATATATCTGCAAAGTTACGCCAAAACAATTTAAACATGGCTGTGCCTACTAGTAGCGTCATAGAAAGATTAGAACAAAATGTTGCTGATAAGTACGACTCAATGGTTAATCGAACTTTAGCTACGATACAAAACCAAAATAGAAACAGAACTAGGGCGATGGACAACTTCTTTAACAGAGCCGCACGGTCACAACGAAGACCAAACCCTAGAGGAATGCTTCAAGGTGGTATTGTAAGTTTTCAGGAAGGCACAGGGGATCAAACTGTTGGAGATTCTGCCGCAGATCAAGAAATTGAACGAAACCAAGAACTATTTAACGAGCTATTAACTTATTTAAGTCCTGCCCAACGTGAAGCATTTGAAGCGGGGGGCAGCGAGCCGTCTTCTCTTACCTTAATAGCTCCTGAAGCTGTAGAAGCATTTAAAATAGATAAACTTAGAAAACCTGTTTTAACTCAAAAAAGATCCTTAGAAATTAAACGTAGACAAGAAGAAGCCGCAGAAAATTTAATTAAGGAAAACGAAAGAATAAGAGCAGAAAGAGAGGCAGAGGTAGCCGCTTATAGAGCAAAACAAGCTGCAAACGATCCTGAACGATTACTAGAACGACAACTTGGGTTAGGCACAACAGATTCAACGCCAGTAACAGAAGAAGCCCCAGCAGAAGGAATGTCGGGATTAAAGGCATTAGAAGCACTTAATAAACAACAAGATGTTGCGGAAGAGAGAAGAGATCAAAGAAAAAAAGACAAGATAGAAGAATTAGCTGGGGAAAGTTTAGGAGCAGATCAAATCATTGAAGACGATCTCAAAGATAGAGCGAGAGATACAACGGGCGGTATAGCAAGTGGTGTTAATACAGTTTCTTTTGATCGCACTGGGCTTGATGCAGATATAGAAAGGGCAACGGGTATACAAGAAGGGGCACTTGAAAGAAGTAAAAACCAACTTGATTCGTTGTTAAATCAAATACCCAGTAAAGCGGATGCTGAAGAAAGAGCAGAACGAAATAGAAGAGCAGTTCAGGGTATAAGTGATGCACGAACAGCTTTAGCGACAAAACAAAAACAGGCCATAGATGATTTTGCAAAACAACGCGGGAATCTTTCTAAGGAAGAAATAAGCAGATTACAAGATGAAATAGACAGATCAGAAGGCACAGGTAACTATAGAAAAGCGGAAGCTTTAAAAAGGTTAAGAACCATATTAAGTTCTTTTGGAACAGGTAGTTTAACTGCTAGTAACAGAGCCGCTAACCAAGCAATGTTGAAGTATAGAGAAGATCAAGATACTTTTAGAAGAGAATATACGGAAGCAATCGGGGCTGAAAAGCTAAAAGAAGTAAACGCAAAGGCAGAAGATGCTGTAAAGAAAAATCAAATTGATGCAGATGCTTTAGATGGATTACAAAATACGCTCAAATTGCTTAGAGGGATAGACAAGGATCTTGCAGATTCTACAATAAATGTACTTAATGCTAGAATATCTTTGGTAGATAAACTAAATAACGTTGATATTCAGAAAGCAGGTGTACAGGCACAGGCAATATTTGAAGGCTTGAAAGCTACCCTTAAAGGGTTTGACGTACAGATAGCAAATGCTAGAAATCAAAATCAGCTACTAGGTATTGCGGGTAGTCTCGCGGGTGACATGTTAGATAATATCGCTAACTTAGAAGCAGCAGTTTCAATACTCCCAGATGACGCTACAGGTAAAGACAGATTAGTTGGCGAGATTGCAAGAATCAGAACAGAATACGATAAATTGCGTACGGACCTGAGTCGAGCAGGTGTGCTTACTGGAACAAACTAAATGGCTTCTGTAGCTGAGATAAAAACTTTTCTCGACTCTGCATCTGATGAGTTTAGAAAGTCTCCAAAATACCAACAAGTAGTGGATATATACGAAAGACGATCTTATAGAACGTACCGTCCCCCGAAACCTCCTCCTGAACCGGATATTATAGATCAATTTGAAGAGTTTGCTAAAGGTATACCTGCGGGCATTGTAGGGCTTGGAGAGTTAGGTGCGTTAGGTATAGCCACTCTTTTAGACGAAGATAACGAACTTGCTGCGCGTAAAGCAATACAAGAAACAGCAGCCCCCATCAAAGAGTTTTTTAGTGCAGACAAGGGTTCAGAAGAAGCGGTAGGGCGTAAGTTTGGAGAAGCACTAGGTTCTTTTGCAGGATTAGGAATTACTTCTCTTGTGCCTTATGCAGGTGTTCCTTTGGCGGCAACGCTCGCTACAAGTGCTGGTGCTGGTGAAGCAAGTGAAAGGGCCAGAGCCGCAGGAGCAACTCAAGAAGAACGTAGTAGAGCCGCGTTACTCGGTACTGCTGTAGGGGCCAGTGAACTTATACCTATATTTAAACTGAAGAGTTTAAGAGAAGTTCTTGGAGACAACGCACTCCTTAACGGGGTAGAAAGAATAAAACGTGCCGCAACTGCGGGAGGATTTGAAGCAGCCCAAGAAGCCGCAGCGGGCATTGCACAGAATGCCATTCAACGTGGGTACGATCCTAGTCAAGATTTAATCAACGCTGATGTAGCAGAAGAAGGTACTTATGGTGGTGCGGTGGGTGCCACAGTACAGGCACTATTAGATTTATCACTGCCAAAAACTAGGAAAACAGGAGAAACTGGTCCGGTTGAAACGGGCGATCAGACTAAAGGAAAGACTGATGAAACGGTAAAAGGTGCGCTTGAAGGTCAATTTGATGACGATGCAGGTGGTGCAAAAGTAGAAACAAAAGAGACATTCCTTACTCAGGCACAGTTCGATAAACGTGTAAAAACGCTTGTAGACACTGAAAACGTCTCTGAAGAAGAAGCTAGAAGAACTGTTAGCTCTATAGCAACTTTGCGCCCTACAGAAAAAGAAGCCACTGATAAGATAAAAGGAAACTTAACTAGGGTAAAAAACTTATCAACTAGGGTTAACAATGACATAAAAACAATAAGTAATAAAAAATCTGACCCTAAAAAAGTAGAAGCTGCCAAACAAAGGCTGCTTGAGGACACAAAAACTTTAGGGCAAATCGGTCCTGAAGTTAATACCATACTTCAACAGAGCGAGTTAAACCTAAAGAAGGGCGCAGTAAAGAAAGCATATGATTCTTATTTAGAAAAAGGGCCGTTACAAAAAGGCAATGAGCTATTAAAGAAAAGCAAACAATTTATTAAAGACAATAAGATACGCTCAACGCCAACGAGACTTAGAAAGTCGAAAGGTAAAATCGCTGATGGCGCAGTAGCTACAGGTACAATAGCTGATGGCGCAGTAACTGAAAACATAACCGCAACACCGGGTAAGGTTAGTGGTCCTACAGTAGATACTTCTAAGAAATTAAGTAGCGATGAAATCGAATTAGCAGGGCTTAGAGAAACGCTAGATGGTCTCACTGGAGGTAAAGATGCAGAAGGCAACTATAGAAAAGCCACTATGGAGGATATGGATAGAATACTTAGTATTGAAGATCAAATAAAAGGAGTAGAAAAAAGAATTGCATCTGAAGCTCCCGCTGATACTACTGATACTACTGATACTACTGGTGCTACTGGTACTCCAGCCCCCGAAACATTCCTTAGCATAGAAACAGCAAAAGAAGATCCGAGTATAAAAAGAAGCGATACAAGTTTTATAGATAGTAGAAATAAAAAAGTACCTATAGAGAAAACCACTACAAAAGATTTAAACGCTTACAACAATGTAAAAAATAATAAATTTACGAACGCCAAAGAAGAAGCGGCTCAAGCAATATTTGCACCTTACAAAACTATTCAAGATGGGTTTGACCATTTAGCATATCAAATTGCTGAATACCGAGCACGTATAGACAATAATGAAAGCCTATCAAGAAAAGAAAGAGCAGATTTGTTCTCTGAGTCTCCTTTTGAATTAGCTAGAAAACATGTGCTAGGTGAAGGAGGAGCCAAACCAAAAACGCCCTACAGTGATAGAGCACGAAAACATTTTATACTTTTAACTGATAATTACTATAAAGCACTTAATAAAAAATACATAAAAGAACGAAAACAAGCCGAAGCTGAAGCCGATGCTAAAGCCAAAGCCGAAGCTGAAGCCGATGCTAAAGCCAAAGCCGAAGCTGAAGCCCAAGCCGAAGCCGATGCTAAAGCCAAAGCTAAAGCTGAAGCCAAAACCAAAACCAAAGCCAAAACCAAAACCAAAACCAAAGCCAAAACCGCTGAAGAGAAAAGAAACGAAAAAAAGAAAAGAGAGATAGAGGCGGCACGGGCTAGAAAAGGTGGTGTAACAGATGAAACAGGCAATCTTAGAAATTTAAGCTTTGAAGAAATAGTTGCAATAAATAAAGAAAGGGCCAAAGAAAGAAGGGAAAAAGAAAAACAAGATAGATTAAAAAATCAAAATAACGAACGAAACGAAGCGTCAACAAAAGGAAGCGTTAGCCCCGTTAATAATGCCAAAATTGAAGCCGCGCAAAAAAGAGTTTTAGCAATAAATGCAGAGTTACAGACAACTCAAACCGAAATGGAACAAGCTATTACGGAAGGAGATAACAATAAAGCTAAAAAATTAGAAGGCAAAGAACAAAGACTAAAAAGAGAAAAAGCTAAACTTGTAAGGCAATTTCCTAGTATTGCAAACTTTGCGTTGCCAACAGAGGCGGTGCAAGAGTCTATAGAAAACGTCAGCCCTAAAGTAGTTACTGCGCTGAAGAAAAACGATCTAGCCGCTGCGCTAGAGCAGATGTCTAATACAGCTACCTCTAACTACTTACGGATACTAAGCAAGCGTTTAGTGTCCCCGGTAACAGGTACGAAAGTTAAAGTAGTCAAGAACTTAAAGCTAAACGGCAAACCTGTGTCGGGGTCTTTTGATGCCACAACTAACACCATATCGCTAGACAGCGTAACAGGAATCAACTACCACACAGTGTTGCACGAGGTAGGACATGCTCTGGGGCAATCTAATTTAGCTAATAACCCAACAAGTGCCTTCTCTGTGCAGATGAATAAACTTTATAACGAAGTGAAGGATCTGTTAGGTAGTGCATACGGAGTACAAGGAGGCGTACAAGAATTTTTTGCAGAGGGTATGAGTAACGAGTCTTTTAGAAAAGACTTAAATAAGTTACACATCAAGGGCGAACCCAAAAGTGTCTTGCAATATTTCCAAGAAATTACACAAAACCTAATAAATAGAATATTCGGTAGGAATACTTACAAATCTAAAACGGCTTTGTCTGAGTTCAACGAGTTACTAGATACCGTACTGTCTCCTGATCCTGATGGACGAGGTGCTGAAAGGCTGTCTGCTGAAGCTGACTTAGAGGGAGTAGAACAATCTCTGGGAGTCATGGGATCTATATGGAAACAGCTACGCAAAAACCCTTTGAGCACTGGGGAGAGAAACAAACTTGCAGATGATTCAAGACAATTTCTTGAAGATGTGCCCAATGCAACAGGTAATTTAATGTTGAGTTTGAGGGGTCTGCAAGCCGTAGCTGATATATCTAAAAAATACTTTGGTGAATTAGGAGAATCACTTTACAGGGCCGTTAAAGAACAACGCGGGGCAATGCAGTTATCAGATGAAAACGTAGACATTGTTGTAAATAGTTTGGCTAATATAGAGAAGAAATTCGGCAAAGAAGAATATGATCGTCTTTCTAAAGTTATTTATAGCGAAGAATACGGTGCCACCATATATCAAATTGATCCTACCTTAGATGATAACCAAGGGTTATTGCGGTATGGAGGTAGTAAAGCACAATATGCAAGATGGAAGAGAGTAAAGAAAGAATTTAATAACCTAGAAGGTGAAACCCAACGTGTTTACAAGCAAATGCGAGGGCTGTACAGAAGGCAGTATTTAAAACTAAGAGACATACTTTATGATCGAATAGCCGCTACAGCAGGTAAAAAAGAAGCGGATAAGATAAAAAGTAAAGTTTTTGACAAGATATTTAGTAAGAACTTACTGGACGTATACTTTCCTTTAGCAAGAGAGGGGCGGTATAAAGTTAAATATTTCACTAAGCCCACAAGCAAACGTGCGAAAAAAGACGTTTACAACATGGAGATGGTAGGCACTCTAGCCGAAGCCAACGACCTAGTAAAAGAACTAGAAGCTGATCCAGATGTCATAAGAGTAGAAAAACCAATAGACAGCAAGGTAGATGCAGGGTCACTCAGTGACAGAGTGCCACCAATAGGGTTTGTAAATGACATACTCACCGCGTTAGATAAAGGTCTAGCTCCTAAAAAAGGAGAGACAGAAACGCCTGAACAGCGAAAAATGCGAACACAGGTGAAAGAGCAAGTTGTAAATACGTTTGTTGAGACGCTTCCAGAGACTTCTGTTGCAAGGTCATTATCTAAAAGAAAGCAAATTGCAGGGTATAAAGAAGACCCTATGATAGCCTTGCGTACAAAAGCATACGATCTTGGTAGACAAGCCGTTCGTTTAGAAAGCAGTAAGAACATACTAGGGATAGAAAACAAAATCATAGAAGCTTATAAGGCTAAAGAAGATACTTTAGATAGGAGTCTTACTGGTAAATCTCTCACTCAAATATACCAAGAGTTACTGCTCAGAGCGGAGTTTGCACGTAATCCACCCCCCGACATGATAGCGCAGACAATAAACCAAGGAGCTTTTGTTTATACCATAGGATTTAACGCTTCTTCAGCCATAGTCAACCTATCTCAAGTGCCTTTGTTTGTGCTTCCTTATCTTGGTGGTAAGTACGGATACAGAAAAACTGTACCTGCAATGCTTAAAGCGGCACAAACAGTTACCAGATCGTTTAAAGATTTAGACGTAGGGTTAGATAATTTTTATTCGCGTGACTTTGAAGGAAACTACACGTTAGACCCTGACAAGGTTAAAGACATGAGTGCTGAAGACAAGAAGATGTTTAAAAACATGGAAGCACTTGTAGAATTAGCCACTAGGGAAGGCGCATTAACAAAGTCTTTCTTGATAGATACTTTAGGGTTACAGAAAGAATCTTTTAAAACAGGAAGAGAAAGAACAGGATCTAGCCCAAGAAAAGTTTTAGATAAGATAACTGGCATCTCTGCCGCTATGTTTAACGTAGCAGAACGCTACAACAGACAGACTACTATGGTCATGTCTTATCAATTAGCTTTGGATAAAATTAGTGGAGGAAAAAAAGACTACAAATTTACGAAAGAAGAACTAAACGCAGCCGCGCGTGAAGCTCTTGATGATACAGTAGATACTAACGGTGGGTCTTTCTTAGAAACTTCTCCAAGACTATCTCAACAAGGTATAGGTAGAGTTGCCCTTATGTACAAGAACTACGGGCTACAGATGTACTATACAATGATTAAATCTGGGTACAAAGCTATGGGCAAAGCAGAGCTATCATCTGACCCAGAAGAAAATAAACGATTACGGAAAGAAGGCATAAAACAATTACTAGGCTTTCATGGGTCAGCTTTGTTCTTTGCAGGAGTGCAAGGACTGCCTTTGTATGGTGCGGTAAGTATGATTGCTAACGCATACCTTGACGATGATGAAGATGATTTTGATAAAATAGTAAGAGATTATATAGGTGAGGGTTGGTATAAAGGGGTAGTTAACCAACTCACAGGAGCAGACGTTGCTACAAGAATACGTTTGACAGGACTACTTATACAAGACAATAGATACAATACTAAACCTTCTCCTGAAGAATTTATTGGATTTTACTTGGGTGGCCCCGCACTCAGCACCGTTAAACGTATTACAAGAGGTATAGAAGATCTTTCAAGTGGAGAGGTAGAGCGAGGAATAGAATCTATGCTCCCTGCAGGAATAGCAAACTTTTGGAAAGCTAATCCACTACTTAACGGTAGGTATGTACGTGAAGGCATAGTAACCCGAAGAGGTGATCCGATCTATGATGATATAAGTAGTGGCGAGTTAGCGGCTCAAATGTTTGGATTCGCTCCTAACGAGTACACGAAACGGCAAGAAGTAAACATGATCGAGAAAAAAATTGATCGTACTATTAATGAGAACAGAACAAAACTTCTTAGAGAGCTTTATGTAGCTACGAGACATAATGACGGAGAAAGAAGGAATGCAGCTTTTAAAGATATTCAAAAGTTTAATAATAAACATCCGACTTTTTACATAAGTATTAACACTATACAAAAATCCTTACGCTCCCATTTAAAAACATCTGCTTTGATGCACAATGGGGTTTTATTAAGTTCTGGTATGCGAAAGGCCATTGAAGAACAGACTGAGGCTTTAGAAACGCTATATGAATAAAAACCCCCCAGTTAAGGGGGGCTAATGCGTGGGAGAACATGCATGACAGTGGAACTGTCAAAGACATAATATCACACCGTTCTCCACACTCGTAACCCTAAACAACCGTTTTCGACCCATATTTTAGTTAAAAACTGCCATTTTCTCTGTACAAATACGTCTTTTATCTGTTTTTTAGCTTTTTCCGTATTAATACAGGGTATAAAAATAGAGGCGTTTACGTGCATAGTATCCCAATCTACTACTATTTTTACTCCATCTGGAGACAAATCATAAGTCCGAAGTATCTCCGGTTTCGTCATTGTCATCACCTACCGTAAACTTCATAACTAATACGTCTGCTGGAGGTAGATTAAGTTTAGTGCCTTTACTCAAACGAACTTTCGCTCTCTTACCCTCGCAGTGTTCTTTTATCTGTTTCAATAAATATGCATAGTTTATCTGTTGTTCTCCACACCAAGTTTTTAATATCTTTGGTACCACATAAAACTTTTGTGTGTCAGTTTCGTATCTAGCTACCAACTTACCCCTAGCTATAGCATCAGGTATTACTAAAGTATCTAAACCATTTCCCTGTAGCTTTCTATTATCGTAGGTGCTTTCTATCTGTAGGATGTTACTTATGTGTTCGCTAAAGAAGTTATTCATGGTGTCAAATACCGAAGTGCCTGTATTCGTTTCCATATTGCGTTTGTTTTGAGCTATTAAAGTGTTAATAGTCCAATTAAATATTTTTTTAGTATCAAAGTTTACCAGCCCTATCCGCTTTGCAAGAATTAAACCTGATAGCGTAGCCGCTATATGGGCTGACCAAAAACGATTCTCTGACTCTAACTTACCTATTGTGTCAACACGGTCTTTAACCTTCTTTGTTAAAGCTCTTACTTCATCTAAATTATTCATCACATACTGCACAAAAGGCACAGCCGCCACGCCATAAGTACCTTTCTTAACTTTTTCCTCAAATGCGTAGGCTTCTTTAATTGATCCAAACAGATGCTTTACACTCGGTACAAAACACTCCAATACCCTCTGTGCCTCGGCTTTCGCCATAGCCTTTGCCATGCTGACACGTTCTATGATACTGGCGTTGCCTGTTGTTATCGCTAACAAGTGCCAAGGTCTCCCCCTGTACCGTTCTATGTTACCCTTAGACGACATACGGTTGCGTTGTTTACCAGAGGTAAATTGATACAGTATCTGCGATGCTTGTTGCGGGGTTATATTAGTAATCTCATCTATCGCCCAAGGTAAGTTATGGTATACCTCGCCACGGTTCATTCTACTATAGTGCGTGTCCTCATGGTCTAACATCAACTTCTCTGGACTCCCCCATATACCCAAAGAAGCAAATACAGCACTAGTCTTACCTACACCAGACTCGTCACTATGAAGGTGCATGGCCGCACAGTTGGCATTAAAAAACTCCATGAGCACAGAGCCAAAACCTGTGCCTAGTACATACTGGTATAATTCAAATCCCTCTCTGTCCCAGAAGGAGATTACTTGTTTCCACTCCTCTAATGTTCCTCTAGGTTCAAATGAATCAAAGTGCGCTATTGTCGAAGCGGTAGGGGGGTTAAACTCTATACTGTTAGGTAGTATCTTCTGGTTGCCTAGTATGAAAGCATCCATCTTTCCATCTGCCCATCCAAACTGTCTTTGGGCATCTTTTGCTATACTGTTTGATTGTAATTCGTTAATCCATGTGGTCGTATAAGCCATCAACTCATCCATCTTCATCACAGCTACCCCCTCTGCGGATAGCGTTTTACGAAATTCTTCCCTTGAGGTAATCGCACTCAAAGGTAACGTAAACTCTTTTACCCCGTCTTTAGGCAAGTGCAATCTCATTACCGCACACTCTCCTAACTCAGGATCACGCACTCTATCTGTTACGTAGAGGTCATTATGATATATGCTCTTCTCGTCAAAGTCTCCGTCTGAATTAGTTGTCCTTAGAAATACACCCCCCTTGACACCACGAAAATATGGTTTGGGGTATATGGGTATCTCATAACTACTTACCTCTTCTTCATCTAGTGAGGATAACTTATACGATGTAGTATTTTCTGAATCAGGTTCAGACTCTTTGTATCTATTACCCAAAACAATGGGTGATTTTACTTTACCCCAGTTCGGACAGTTAGGGCATACATCGGGATTGAATTCATCAAACTTCGCACAAGTATATGGGCCTTTTATCGGACCAAACTTCTTTTCAGTCGCTTCTTGTGAATAGTCAGGATGCCTATTTGACAGGATATGAGAGGCTTTTTTACCGTCCACGCAGAATCTAGCAATAGATAGCCCCGCTCTCCACATCGGTTCACTGGTGTTTTCTTGATCCTTGATAATTATTTTTAACTGTTCGCACCCCCGCCCTGCTTTTGTTTTCTTTACTATGTCTAAAAAGCAAGACTCTCGATTTCCCATCAAAGCATTCATCACCGCATTACCACCGGACGGTGTTACCTTCGTTAAAGGGGGGACTAACTCAGTGCCTAATAATCTCGAAAAGTTATCAAAATCACGACATTCAATGTCAACATTACCTAACCCATGCACCTCAGAAGGAGGCTCGGTCTTGTGATTGTGTGTTAAAGGTACACGTAAAACCCTAGCTGTATCCGCAGTTACTGCAGGGTCAGCAAAAAAATTGTGTTCAGCACAAACCTTTTTAAACCGCTCCGCAGTCTGTATCCAATCTTCAGGCGTTATGTTGTCTGACATGGGCCAGTAAACATGTATACCTCTACCAGAGTCTACGGTAATTGGTTCTGGTAAACGTAAAGACATGCAGAACTTCTGCAGAGCATCAACCGCTTCTATCTTAGAGCCATAGTCTTTACTTGGCCCACAATCTAAATCAAGAAACAAACTACGCATATAGCGCACGTTGGTCGCTTTTCTTGATCCTTCTTCTTCAAACGTAGCTAACGCAAAATAAACATCGTATCCGTCAACGTCTAGTTGTTCCGCATCATTTATTAGCGAGTGCGTATCTTTGTAGAACCTTTGCACTCTCTTGGATGTGGATGCGTTAGCGGCAAATAAACAGTAATAACCACTATCAGCTAATACCGCTTTTAAAAACTTATCGGTATTCATAGATCCACCTAAAAATAAAGGATGCTAGGGAGAGAGTAACTCCCTATCCCTAGCAAAGCTGATTAGTCGTCAGTGAGCCACTCATCAATCTGAGCGTCCAAATCATCATCCTTTACTTTCGGTGCAGGTTTTTCTTTCTTTGCCACCTTCTTAGGTTCTTCAGGTTCATCTTCAAAACCATCGTCATTCGCAGGTTCTGCAGTAGCTTCTTCTGCAAACGGACTTAGCTCCTCTTCAACAGCGAACTCTTCGTCTACTTCAAAAGGAGAAGCAACGTCTTTTCTAGGTGCCTCTTTGAGCACTTGTATCTCACGCAGTCTAAGACTCGTGCCGTTGCCATTTAGGTGATACGGTACAAAATCTACGTTGACAGTAATAATACTACCTGTAGTAAGTTGATACCCCTCGTCCATCGGTCTGTTGTTAGCATCCCAATGTTTTGGGGGTGTGGTTGGATTGCCACTGTATGCCGCTTTGATCTTTGTTTTTATTTGAAAAACAGCATCCTTATTTTTAATAGACCCTTCCAACACTTTAAAATTGTGCTTGAATGGGGGCCATTTCGGTTCTTTTTTCTCTTCATACGCTTTTTTCATAGCTTGCATGAGAGGGAGTGCCGTTTCGTAAGAAACTTTTAAATCGACTGTGTACTCCGCGCCATCATCTTTTGCTTGGCAAGGCACACTTCTACCTTCGGTATTGTCAAACCTGTAAGGTTTATCGAGTTTTGGGTAAAGTGCTTCCACTCTTCTGATTGTATAATCAGCCATATCTTCGTTCTCCGTTGCATTAAAATTAAGTGTTATTGCTTTTATCGTATCGGGATGATTAGCCATCTCCTCCACTGTGCTTTTCTCTGTTCTGTCTATGGGTCTGACAGGTGAGAAAAATAACTTTGGTACCAAACTGTCAGTATCAAAGTAAATCTTTGTGTAAACACTTACACAAGATGTATCGTTCTTACTTAAAAACCGCGCGTATTCTTGTAACGGCATGTGCCCATTGTTTTGCCGCCCGAAAATACTATTTGCAGGGACATGTAATTGATGCACTGCGTAGTCATTTTCAAAAAGAACAGCTAGTTTCTGTGAGAACCTACAGGCACGGCCACCGTTAGGCGCACTGCCACGTATATCGTGCTTGCAATCCATGCATCGTGTAGCTTGTCTCTTAGGAACTTCATCGTCCGGTCGCTGAGTATCAGAGGACCAACAAATAGGTACTTGTGGGTTGTTAGGGTCATATTCACCCTCGTAGTACGCCCGTTGTACTTGTGATGCGTTGACAATGATACATTCGATTTCATCTTGGCAATGAATACCAAAAGTAAACTTGCGATCACGGATGCTAACTCTATCCATCATATATCATCGTCCAAACCTGTCCATTTAAGCACTGGCATACCCTCTTCTTCAGCTAGAGTTTCTTGCCATTTTTGCGTGGTGTCAGACTTAGTTTCGCCTGTCAGAGACTTTTCAATCTCGTCAAGTTTGAAACGATAGGTATTACCTATCTTGATGTAAGTGTTTCTAGGTATGAGGTTTTTGCGTAGCCACACCCTCACTGTAGAAATACTTACGTCAAACTTTTTTGCGACAGCGTTAATAGTTACGTACTCGCTCATTTCTTACCTCTCGGTTTTTGAACAGTTATCGTATATTCCGCGTTTTGATTTAAACCCTGTGGTATAAGTTCTTTATTCTCTTCAGAGTTCAAGAACTCTTCTAAGTTAGATTGAGATATTCTTTTTTGAAGGACTTCAGGTATTTGATGCTCTTTTATAAAAGCAAAAAATTTCTCCCAATCGCTTGTCCAATAAGAAACTTTCTTTTTTCTAATGAAAGTACCTTCAGCAGTTTTTACAGAATCAATATCGTTGACACGACAATGATCTAAAAGAGCCGCCTTGATCTTATCTTGTTTAGCTGTAAGTCTCTTATCTTCTGCTTCAAAATCAGATTTAAGCTGACTGCGCTTATCTCGCAGGGTGCGGAAAGCCTTGACGAGCTTGGGTAAGCTCGGTACATTATTCTCCATTGCATTTCTCCGTTGCACCAGAATTAACTGGGAAACTTGACTTTATTACTTAATTGTTAGCTAGTCAAGCAAATCTTTATATAAATCGATTATTTTTGTGTGAATGTTAATTCTACTATCTAACAGTGAGTAGATACGCTTTTCTACAGGCGAACTTTGTAGTTGCACCACCGTACACTTCTGATCTTGACCTGATCTATGTACCCTCGCGTTCGCCTGTGCATAGGTTTCTAAGGAACTTGTTGGTCCCCACCATACCACCGTGTTAGCGGCTGTCAGTGTCACACCGTGAGCCGCAGACTGAGGCTGAATGATAAGCACCTTGGGGTCGGGCATAGTTTGGAATCGTTTAAATATCTCCGTCCTTTTGGGCGCAGATACGTCACCACGTATTATATCTGAGGTTATTTTATCTTTAGTTAGTTTGTCTTTTAATATATCTATGACATGTTTAAACGGCACAAACACCAAGACTTTTTTACTAGACTCATCTATAACTTCTTTCAGCACCTTATATCTGTGCGATATATCAAACTCAAGAGCTTCACCACCGTCCGTGTACACCGCGCCACATGATATTTGCAACAGCTTATTCATGTTTACAGCCGCGTTGGGTGCGGTGATTTGTTCTCCTGCCGCTTGCATTACCATTCTATCTTTTAGCTCTTGATAGTATTTCTTCTGTTGTCGTGACATCTCTACTTCACGTTTGGTATACACCATGTCTGGCAGATCGAGACATTCTTCTTTTGTAAAACGAATAGCGGGCTGAAGTGCTTTAAACACTGTATCTACTGAAGAATCTTTTGGTATCCACTTAAATTGTGTGATTTTCACCATCACCATGTCTCTAAATGAACTGTAAAATTTTGGTACCGCAGTTGGATTAATTAATTTAGCTAACCCGTACGCATCAAGTGGGCTTTGTGCCGCAGGGGTTCCGGTCATCATCCATAACCACTTATCAGGAGTAAGTAACTTGTTGAGCACTTTCCATCGTTTAGTCTGTGCGTTTTTATAATGCGTGGCTTCGTCAACGATTATCAAGTCAAACCCACCGTTAGCGATATCATCTGCAACTACTTCTACGCCGTCATAGTTAATGATGACGTATTCTGCACCTTGATTAATTATCTTCTTACGTTTCTTTGCATCTCCGTAAGCAATGTCCACCGTGCGGTGCATAGCAAAGGTAAATAGGTCTGTTCGCCAAGCACTATCCATGATAGACAGTGGGCATATCACAAGCACTCTATTTATCTTGCCTTCTTTCATAAGATAATCACTAGCCCAGATAGCACTAGCGGTCTTGCCTGTGCCTTGTTCGTTAAAGCAAAAAGCACGTTTGTGAAGGGTTAAGAAAGAGGACGTAGTTTTCTGATGCTCAAAAGGTTTTAACTTTCCTGCCCATTTATACCGCGACTCAATGGGAGAGGGTACTTTTATAGAGAGGTTATTAAGTACATGGGTTTCATCTAGCCCCCAGTTAACCAGCACCTGATTGTCTGGTAGCTTCTTACTTTTAGGTATAAGATCAACGACTTTATCTGGGTCACGTAGCCTTAGTAAGACGGCTCTATCTCTTACGATTTGCACTGGGCTTCTTCTTTTTGTAGTTTCTTGATCTATTCTTGCTTTTACTTTCTATTCGCACACCGTCTTTATTACTGCCGCCTTTGCTAAGTGCTTTCTTATGGGAAACGTCCTTACCTTCTCTCTTGTCGGCTTTTCCATTTTTGTTCTTGTCCACGCCTGTTTTATCAATCTTACGCCTCGCTCTCTGGCGTTCCATACGATTTTCATGTTCTCCCCTTGCTTTTTGTTGTTTATATTCTTTTTTATAAGGTCTTGGTTTATTTTTGTATGGCATCAATTCCTCCCGTTGTGAGCACATTCGAGGACTGCACAGTGCTTACGGCACAGCCCACTAGGTTTGGGGTTCCAAACATCGTTGTCTAACGCTTCCTGCATCAAAGTAAAAGAATCTGTCCACTTATTCCACAGTAATGTTTGATCTGTCTGTTTGTACTTACCTTTAACTAACTCATTGCACACTACAAACAGCAACCCTGCACGTACTTCTTTGATCGCGGGGAAATGTTTAAACGTGGCAAGAGCCATAAGTTCTAACTGTCCTTTGTCTGCATACTTCGCAGACTTACCTGTCTTATAATCAATTACCCAAGCTAACTGATCGTCTGTGTCGAGTATCACTAGGTCTGCTATACCACGCCACCATACGTTATCAGCGTAAAAACCACACGGCTCAAGACTTTCTGTGAGTCCCATCTTAAACTCGCAGAGTTTCTCACCCTTCTTAGCCGTTAATGAATCTAAAGCAGACTGAACATACTCAAACGCTCTGGGCAACGGCTCTTTGTCACGTACGTACTTCTCAGCCGCCTCGTGCATCAGTGTGCCGTACCGCATGGCTTCTGTTTCCTTGTCCTCGTACTGTTTCAACACTTTCATGTGATAAAACTGCTTCGGACATTGTTCAAACGCTTTGGCCTTGCTGAACGACCAAGGCACAATGCTACTCGCATTCTCCATAGCTACTACCCACACCTGACTCGCAATCAATGGGCAAACCTTCTGCCCAATCGGGAGTCCATCTCATACATTCTTCGATGTACGACTGTGCCTCCGAAAC